CCCGCACCCGGCGATTCGTCCGTAGTCCCCAACCGTTGAGGCCTCTTCTGGTCCCTCAACCTCGGGTTAGGACGTCCACGCCAATCGGGTTCCTCCCTCGGGAGGACCTGCCGCCGAAAGTAAATTATATTACTCCAGAGACCCCCATTCATATCAGCATGTCGAACCCAATTGGACCTACGCCTACTAAGCTTCCCTCGCTCAACAGCCAAGTTGCCCAAAAACTGGGGACGGCTCCGCTAGTCAACGCTCGTGCATACGCAGGTGTGGGCGAGTACAAGCTGGCTCAGCAAGCTCGAAAAGAGCGGTGGACTCTGGAGACCATACACTCCAAGCTGGCGCAGAATGACGTTGTCCGCCCAGCCAAGTCGATTGGTGTGGACGCGTACAAGAGCTTCATCGTCAACGAGAATGTTCTGACGCGACCCATGTTCTTGGCAGGGGGAGGCAATGTGGCATATGGGCGCACCTCAATTTGCGGTGCGGCTGCCCAAGCCAGGGTGATCGAGATGTTCCCCGGAACGGAGGTTGAGATGGACGATGGGGGATCGAAGATCACCGTCACATTGGCGGAGTTCTACGAAAATCGTCCTTCCTCCTCCTTCGGGGTCCTCGATTATCGCCTTCCCCCTCGCGCAGACATCTTCGCCGCTGCGAAGGAGACGTTCTTTGTCGCCTCCGGAACCCAGGCTACGCTAGGCAGGGTGATGAAGGCGACGAATCACGGCTTGCAGAAGATCACCTCCGTCTCGAAGAATGAGGCGATGCTTGCCTGGAAGCGTTCAGGATGGAAGACGGACGTCCAGGCGCCCGACGTTCTCCTGTCTCCATGGCCGCTTCGCACAGACGAGGCCGAGGAGGACCTTGCCGTGGTTAAGGTCTCCTCCAAAGCCGGCTTGGGTCTCCCAGTGTGTGGAAAGGGATCAGACCCCGTGGCCGTCGACAAGGCCATACGGATCGCGGGTCTGCTCCTAAGGGACGAGAAGCTGCGCACAGACCCAAAGAATGGGTATCGGCGATTGTGCGTAATCTCGCCCGGCATCGTAGCCATGACCGCAAAGGCAAAGACCGACGCCTATAAGCGCGAAAAGATAGACGCGGACATGCTCCGCCTCTACGGCATGATGCCAGCCGGCCCGAGGATGTTATTCGGGTCGGTCACTGCCCCCCTCTCGCTCATGAAAGCGACCCTGACGCAGGGCCGCCATGTGCTTGAGCCCTCTCGTTACGACGTCCCCCTCCCCTACTGGGCGAAAACCATGGAGAAGATTGGAGAGATCCGGTCCTCCCAGGGTATAGCCCCGACGGGTGAAGGAGCAGAGCTGATCGTAGCCTCACTCGACTCCCAACTATACGAAAGTGGGTTCTCGTACCTGACGCACGGGGACGACATGATCTTCGTGCTCAAGGTGAGGCTGAATGGGATTCTCAGTCTGTTCGTCGTCAACGGGGACGGCTCCAACTTCGACCTCACGCAGACCGCCGCCGTCAATCATACCTTCATTGATATGATGGCGGATGAACTGGCCGCAATCGAGCCCGTTGCCGGCAATCTGTGGAGGAACATGATGAAGGAGAGGTTGGTAGTTTTGGCCGGAGGGGCCACAGTTTGGATGAAGGGAGCGATGACATCGGGCATGCCCAAGGTCTCCGAGATTAACGACCTCGTGGCCCAGGTGTTTGCCATTCGCTTCAGCGCCAAGCTGGCCAACCGGTTCGTGGGAAAGGGCGCTGATCGTGCGCTCTCGGTGGACCCGCGAACCCTTGAGACGGAATTCAAGGCTGTGGGGGACAGCCTCGGGCTCTCGATGAAATTTGAGAACCCGGTACTCACTCAGGTGCCCGACGACGTCATGGAGGACAACTACCTTCTGAGGAACATGATGATTCAAGATCTCATGTGCCTCGACTTCATCGGGCATCGCCTCCTTGGTGCCACCATTCGCACCGACGCCCAGTACTACCCACCCATACGCGAGACGAACGATCTCCTCCGCGACGACCTCGACGAGGGGATCGAAAAGCAGAGTCTGTTCATTGAGGCGCCAAGCGCTGATGGCGACTATTGGATGTCTCACGTCAGTAAGGCCATCGTCGGGATCATCGTGCCCGAGCGCATCGTCGAGGAGATGCAATACGGACCTGTGCGCTGGGAGACGAGTAGGACGATCTCCGAGCTCAAGCGGGCTCGGACGACCGCCTGCCGGCTTGAGGCTCTCGCCCCCTGGGCGATGAACAGGTACGTCGGCTCATCTCTTTCCGAGGCCGTTAGCATCGTGGCGACCGTCATTGCGGACGTCGATGACGGCGTCGTGATCGATGACGAAGCGGCGATGTACGACTTCGCGGAGGACAAGCCCGTCGAGGCTAGGATGACTGCGGGGGAGCTAAAGGAGATGGTTGCGCGGATTTCTCTGAGCATTCAGGGGTTTGCTCGCGCGCACTCCGTGCCTCCCAACTCTCATGTCAATCCTAGTCGGCGCCTTAAGGTCCCGCTGCTCCCCTCTCGTATCGCCCGTCCGGCCGTCGAGATTGAGGAACCAGTGGGGCTTAGCTGGGCCGATATGGTGGAGGCTGACGACGAGGCGGCTTTCGCTGACACGTTCCGCGCCTACTTCCCTGACCATTCTCCCGAGGACATGGACCTCCCGGGAAACCCGGTCGCGGGTTTGGCGCGAGCCACGACTGCCGCCAACTTTGGACGCCCTGCCCCCAGCGTCGCCGTGCGCCACACAATCACAGGCGTGACGGGGAAGCAGGACTTCGGGCAGAAGCTGTCCAAGGGCGCAAGGAGGAGGAAGAATAAGGCCGCTCGCAAAGCGAAGGCCGACCGTTCCGGGTACGACAGTGACGCCGTCGCCTCGGACGACTCTTATGAGTGAATTCCGCCCTCCGGGCAACAAGAGCAGTAGAGGACCTGCCAAAACAAAATCCGCGAAGCCGGACCGCGAAAATCCGGGACCATTTTATCACTATATAGAATCCCAAATACGATCCAAGATGAACAGGAACGCTAGCTCAAAGAAGAAGAATTCCCAGCCCCCCGCTCGTAAGCCGGCGGCTGGGTCAACACCACCCAACGTCAACAAGACTGTCACCGCCGCTGTCAAGCGCGCGCTGGCTGCACTCCCAAGAGGAACCTTCGCCACCATCGGAGGCGGGGTCGCCGGACCTCATGGGGCCCTTGCTGGGTCCATGCTCTCCAAGATCACTGGATATGGGGAGTATGAGATCGGTGAGGCCTCGCACGCTGCCTTTGGCAGTCAGAGTTCTCGGCACGGAGGCGTCGTACCTCAGTTCGACAACCATCATGACAAGACCGTCATCAGACACCGGGAGTACGTCGGCCCAATTGTGTCCCCGGGAACCGGGTTCACCAACACGGCCTACGACATCAACCCTGGGAACGCAACGCTCTTCCCCTGGCTCTCTACGATTGCTCGGTCCTACCAGCAATACAAGATCCTAGGCGCGGCGTTCGTGTTCAAGTCTTTGACCTCTGAATACGCGAGCTCCGGGGGGCTCGGGCAGGTCATCATGGCCACGAACTACAACGTCAACGACGACGATTTCAGCTCCACCGTTCAGATGGAGAACAGCGAATATGCCGTCGCCGTCAAGCCAAGCGTTTCAGCTGTGCACCCTCTCGAGTGTGCATCCGACGTGCGGCGCAACGACCCCTTCTACGTCTACGACCCCAACGCCAACGCCTCTGGGAGCGTGACGGACAAGCGCTTCCGGGACATGGGTAAGTTCCAGATCGCGACCGAGGGGCTCTCAACCACGTCAGGCGTGACGATTGGGCAGCTCTGGGTGACTTACGAAGTCGAGCTCATCAAGCCCATCCTCCCCTACACCTCTCTCTCCTCATCCGCCATCCCGGCCTATTGGTCTGCCTCGAGCTACACTACGGCAGCCCTTTGGAACGAGAACATCTCCGCGAACTACGTCTCGGTTTCCGGACTGGGCGGAGCGGGCGGGTTCACGGTGTCCTTGTCTGGCGGGGTTGGCGACGAGATTGCCCTCATGTGGAAGGGTCTCGGCTCCGGCATTAACAACCAAACGTTGACCTTGTCGGGCTGCTCGAGCAACCCCTCCTCGCTCGTCATGGAACATGAACAGATGCAGTGGAATTCCACTGAGTTCACGGGCCATGCCATCGTCAAGCTCGACGCCCCTTTTGCCACCGCAACCATCAACGCTCCGGCGACGACGTCCTACGCGTCCGGGTGGTTGTACGCGTACAAAATTTCCTAGGCTAGCTACGTTCAAACCTCCAAACGGCTGGTGCCGTTTCCCTCAAAGACACGAGGGTTTTCCTTTACGTTCGATTCGTAACCAGG